GGCGGTATCCGGTTCCCCACACGTGAATATTATTTATGTATGTCGAATCCGCTATAGGCACAATTGGTATTAACCTGGTTTACCCGGCCTAATACAACTAACTAGCTTACCTGTCTAGTTATTTCAATTAGCTATGAATGTGAAACAAACATTCACCCCTTTATAATAATACAGGCCAATTTGTAACAGAGTTGGAACGAAGGCAAGGCTTGCACCCTACCGCCAAAAACTTTTCAGTTATTCCGTTAACACTTTAAAATATAAAGGGTCAACAGGTTCATTATAAAATATACACGCATTCAATAAAATAATTTTCATTAATTTACTAAATGTCGTAGACATATTCTACAATCTCTGTTACCAAGTCATTTCAATAATCAATTCCTCACCTTTCTATTGGTTAGTTGACATTATAGAACTAATACTTATAACTCAATCTTTTAGATTTTTGTTATTTAGTATTAGAACTATCAGAAATTATATTTATAATTTCAAATCTATTAAACTGGATAAACCAGTTTCAATAGCATGTAAACCCGTCAATTTGAAGAGTGGTGAATTATCAAGATTATTGAGAATGATTTCTCTTTTATTTCTCTTAGATAAATCAACAACGAGAGATCTTCATAAAATTTTAGATCATTTTATGTTTATATATTCCAAATCAGGTCTTAAGTTTTTAACTCAATACTGATCTGAATGTTTTAGATTAATCGGTCAATTTATTTCTAATGTTCCAATAAAACAGGAAAAGATCTGAGTATCTACCTATGAGAATGGACTTCCGAAAATATTAGGGATAGAGTTCAAACACATAATTGAGCTTAATAAAGCCAATTTAGAGAAGGGATTATTACCCTCTCCGTTGTTTAGAGCTATTATCACTTTATTCTCCTGACACCGTATATTAGGACCAAAACATGAGATTAAACTCAATTCTGTAACTAATCTACATTCAGGTAAAATAAACACTCTGCCAATGGATACTATAAAGAATGCTTTAAACAAGCTTGAATTGAGTAACCAAAGATTAAAAAATCTCCGGAAACCCAAGTTCTTTATTTCTTCAAAAGCGGGTGCTAATTCTTCGTTTGCCTTTATTTCTTTTGGTTTGGATACTATAGCTTTTATTAGAAATCCTATATTACTTCTAACCTTTGTTAGATATTCATTATCTTGTAAATATTACTATTTTACTTTTGTTTTTATCATAACATGTTTGTTATGTTTACCTTTATCCTTATGTTTAATAGGTTTTCCCTTATTTTTGGGTAGACTTGCTATTATTAAGGAGTTAAAAGGAAAAGCCAGAGTAATTGGTATTACTGATCAATGAACACAATGGTTATTGAGGCCGCTTCATGATGAATTATCCGATATTTTATTGGATATCCCTGAAGACGGGACCCA